CCGCCGCGCCGCCCGCCTCGTCTGCCATATTTGCTCCGTCCTAGTTCAGTGGCTTACCGCTTACACTCACAGTCCGTTCGATCTCGCTTCCCGATGGCCCAACGCCCTTTTCCTTTGTCGTCATCTCATGGAGGCCACCCTGCTGCGCCTCCGCCGGGTTAGTGGGAACGCCGGCCAGAGCTAATGCTCCAGCCTCCGCGCTCGGGTCGAGCTTCGATGGGTCAATGTTGATCGATACCTTGGCCGGAGTCGGCTTCACGTTCGCCATTGCCTTCTGCTTCGCGGCCTCATCGTGCTGCTGCTTGTGCATGGACAGGTTCGCGTAGATGGCCTGGTCTTTCGGATCACGCGAATTTGCCAGCCTGCGACCTTCTGGGCCGTTAATCATGCGATCGCAAATCAGCGATTCAACCGCATCATTGTCATTCGGGCGAACTGGGACGCTTGAGATCTGCGGAGGCAGCGTTTGCATGGCTTGCTGGGCCTGCTGCAACATTTGGCCGGCCTGCTGAAGCATCTGCGTCTTTTGCGGGTCCATTTGCTGGCCCTGGGCGGCGAGGAGTTGAGACTCCTGCGTTGCCGCCTGAATGATTGGGGCCAGCTTTTGTACCATCTGCTCGGCTTGCAGGTATTGAGGATTGTCTACCATTGTGGTGCGCAAGAGCACATCGAACTCGCCGCGCTGCTTCTCGACTGCCGCAGCCACCGGGATAACCATTCCCTTGGGTAAAAACTCCTTCATGCCCGCCTGCGTCTCTGGATCGGCCACAATGGACGCAATGAGCGGGTTAGCGGGAGCCTCGGCCATGGCCTGATTCCATGCCGCCTCGCGTTCTGCCCACGATTGCGGGAAGTTCGCGTCCCCCTCGGCCCGCGCCTTGCCTGAGCCCATCTTGAGTTTGGATACCTCAGCCCGAATGCGTCCCTTGCCTTGGAAGGTAGAGTCGAACTTCTCGGTATCGGGCAGAACTCGCGCAACCCATGCGACGGCCTGCGTGTCGATGACGGCGAATCCCTCGCACAAGTCCTTCCAGCTCTCGCCAAACGAACTCATGGCGTTATTGTCTTTGAGCTTGCTCTCCGTCGCCGTCTGCTCTGGATCTTTGCCATCCTGCGATCCAGCCAGGCCCTGCGTGGCGTGCGTAAGCTGCTCGGCAAGCGGGCCCGCAATCCACATGATCATGTCAGGCAGCGTGGGAGAATGGCCGGGAGTCGGCAGCGCCACGGCCGTATCAGCGAGCGGGCGCCCTACCGGAGCCTTTACCGGCTCATAGACGCCAACGCGAACGCTAGACGCCCTGAGCGCGGATACGTTCCAAACATCCGCATCGAGTCCCACTCGGGGCACTTCCTTGCGGCAGAACTCATCCCACAAGTCCACCAGCACATTCAACCGCATCTGCGGCCCGGCGTAGCTTTCAGTGATCGCTCGCCGATTCTGTCCGTTGCCCGTCCGCGCATGGAAGATGTTCAGGCTCTCATCCATGCTTTCATTGCGCACAAACGCCAGAGTCGCGCCCTCGTAGACCGCCAGCATGCCTTTGGGGAAGTTCTCCCAGAACCATGGGCGCAGCGCCTTCGGACAGCTTGAATCCATGTAGAAGCCCGGCCGGAACCAGCAGCATGTCTCGGTTACATCCCGCATCATGCTGTCGCCGGTAGCGCCTTGGGCCTGCATCGCCAGCCGGATTGATTGCCGTGCCAGCTTATCGAGCTTCAGTTCCGCTACGCCCAGGTCGCCAGCCTTGATCTCATCCGCCATCCATGGGCAGATTGACTTCGCCAGCGACACGTCTAGCTCGTCCTGAATCATTTGGAATTGCATGTCGTTCTGGTCGGCCGCGCCGATTGGACACTTATGGCTGAGCTTACCGTAAATCTTTGTTATTGCTCGCTTTTTAGGCGTCTCTTCGCTTGCTTTTCCAGTCGCATCGGGATCGAGTCCATCTGCCGTCTCAGGAACCACGTCAGGCACGATCTCTTCGTATCCGAACCGCTGGCAATCCGCAACGATGCCTGTGCGTGCAACGGCTCTTTCGTCGGTGCAGAAGAATCGCGCAACTTCGGCTTGGCGCTTTCCATACTTGTTCTCGTCCGCAATAAAGCAGCGCATCGAATCGGCTGCGGCTGCAAATGTCTCATCGTCTGGATCGTCGGGGCATTCAGGGACAAACTTCGAAGAGGTAAGCTCTCGGCATAGAAGCGACACGATAATGTCGTTCTTTTCGCCTATAACGTTCGTCGGGTGCGATCCGTAGGCCATGTTTGCGCCGTATGGCCCTTGATTCTGGTACCGGCCTGTTCCGGGCATACCGCTGATTGCCCACCCATCCTGCCCAGGCTTCAGGTTGTGGAATCCTCGGTCTAGCAGTTCGAGCAGCCACGCGCCCTGTACTTCAATACGCCGCGCTACCGAATCGGCTTTGCCTACAGCCTGAACCATTGACTGGATAGCGGCCTTCTGCTCTGCGTTGATGGGGTTCTGAGAATCGGCCTTGGTGGTAAACATCGGCTGATCGCTTACCCAGAACGGGGCGAATGTGCCGAGCGGCATCGATGCGGGGTCAAACTGAGATAGCTCAGCTTCCTCTGATTCGTCCACAATCGGCGCGTCGGTGCGGTCGTCAGCCATTCCAGTCCTCACGCTCTAGCGATTGCTCTTTCGGGAGTGGCTTTACGTTTCGATCTACAAACAACTTGCAATCGCAATAAAGGCAGCGGTCCTTCCCCTTTACATGAAGGACTTCATCGTGCCCGCACTGACAACACTTCGAGCCTATGCCGAAGGCCATCTATTTCATCCCCGCGTAGCCTTTAGCGGCTCGCGCGTCCCGTCTTGTCTGTGGATTCTCGGAGTTTAATGCGGAGTCAATGCGCTTGGCCCCGAGTTTCTCTCCCTCGGGCACGCCAAGTTCTCTATGTAGGCGCCCTGGGTGAGAGGTCCAGCTACCCTTTTCACCCAGGCTCACTTTCTTTGTTCCGTACACGATGCCTCCTAGCTGGTCTGCTCTGAGGTGAAGCCCGTCGCGTCAACAGTCGGCGCCACAATCGTGCCGGTAAAGCTGCCCGTAGCAACAGTGCCGTCAGGGTTGGTGTAATTGATGGTCAGAATGAAGCCGGTTCCCACAACCGCGCTCGAAGGAATGACAACCGTGGCAATCAACCCGGTCGGGTCGCTGGTCACAGGCGCATTGACTTCATCGCTGGAGGTGATAACGGGTGCGGTAATGAGAGTGGCGTTTCCGGGCTCGGGGGTGAACGTCACAACGATAGTTTTTCCGGGTGCAATCTGGTTCATGCTCGTCTCCTTGGACGTAAAAGCTGCGATTTCAGTGAATTGCGATTCTTGCAGGAAGTGATGTAACACGCACCACAACCGCCTGACCTCGTGAGCCAGGCGGAGGATCTCTTGATCCTGTTCGTGGTTATTCATACTCGGCTTCGTCGCAGTCCGGGTCCTCGTGCTCTTGCATACCGCCGCCCGCCAGCTTCTTTGCGTGCTCGTGAGCTTCCTCGGCCGATCCGTGCATAGATTTGTGTTCGTGCCCGTCCGGGTGCATGGAATGAACCTCGTGCTGGCCGCCCTCGTGCTCGTGATGAATCATCACGTCAGTGGCGGGACCATGCTCGGCTGCTACCTGCTCGGGCGCCTGTTCGTCGCCGTCTGGCTCGCCCATCCCTGGTTGCGCGGTTGGATCGGGCGCGGCAGACTGAGCCATGCCAGCGCCGCCAGCCTGTGACTTCATCGCGCCACGCTCAAGGCTGCGGTTGTGCTGTTGCATCGGTGGACGGTTGGTAAACGATTTCCCGTCGCGTGCCATATGGGCCATTTTCGTAATCCTCCTGAAGCGCTGCCCCGCAACGCTCGTATAGGTCAGTTTGGTCTCCTTCGGGACGATAGCTCTCCCAGAAGTGGTTAAGCGTCTCCCGAATGATCATCAGATCGTTGCTCGATAGCTCCAACAGCATCGTGTTCCTCTTGCATCAACCTTTGCAACTCGCTGCCCCAGTCCGTTGGCGCGTCGAATGCCGGCACAAGCTCAGGCTTGCCCGGTGTCTGATCGCGGTTGAATCGGTCGGCATAGATTGCCCCCGCTGGACTTCCCAAAGGCATGAGAACTAATCGCATCCTATCACTTTCCAGCTTTAGGCCCTGCAACTCGACACGCAATTCCTTAATTCTGGCGTCCTTCTCTGCCATCCTCTCGGTGTAATCCTGCCGCTGCTCGATCAGGCGCGACTCAAGGGACTGGCAGTAACGCGAGGCGGTGAGAACGTCGGCAAGCCAGCGGCGGAGGTTCATAGAAGGGCCTCTAGCTTCGCATGATAGAGTCTCATGGACTCTGGGAGGTTGCCGCCATAGACACGCCCTTCCCATTCGCGGGACGCATCCAAGTCAGCACGAAACCCTTCCTTCGCTGTATCGTACATGTCGAACTCTTCAATACTGCCGTAGCCTAAGCCGGATATATATTCCTCCGCGGCGACACGGGTACTAAAGAATGGACCCACGGCGTAGTCATCGTACTCGCCTGAGGCGAAACCGTAGATCTTCAATGGGCCCCCTGCACTCTCTTGATAAGCGCCGCGTCCTGCTTGCGCAACGCTTCCTGCATTTCCATGCAGTGGTAGAAGCCAGCCTGCATGAACAACTCGCCAAGCTCCAATGCGCTCACCTCGGGCCAGCCCTGTTCCGCCAGCTTACGATAGGCTTGTGCTGCCAACCTCTGAGATTCGGTCATTCAATCCCGCCAGTAGTCTGGCACCCGTTCTTCGGCTGCCCGCTGCGCCTGCTCACGCGCCATTGTAAGCCTGAACCGCGTCAAGTTCTCTTCCTGCTTGCCGATTTTAGCAGCAGCCTCAACCTTTTCGCGGTCTATTTCTTCTTGCGGCTTCGTTCCGCCACCAAGCATACCAAACAGGCCCATCGACCAGGCGTCATAAACGTCGTCCGCCTTCGTCTCAACCTTCAGCACATCCTCAAGCTTTTCTTCATCGCGCACGCACTGAGGCAGCGCCCTGATCGTCTCAGTGCAGCTATCCAGAATGACGATCTCCCGCCGCTTGATCAGGTTATAGCCCAGCGTAGCGCGTCCAACCCTATCGCGTGTTCCCTTCGTCAGCCCGGCCAGGCCACGATCCATCAGCGCCTTCGACAGTTTGGCCTGCTGCTCCTCCGGCTCCAGCGTCTTGGCAAACTTCTCATGGCTGAAATAGGCCGCGCGGTAGTCTGTCCCATTGCGCTCTGTGCTCCGCGTGTTTGGCAGCCCCATCTTAGTAAGCCGCTCAACCTCATCGGCCATCTGGATATGGTCAAGGCCCTTCTGAACCGATTCGCGGTACTGCACAATGCACGTATGGTACTCGCCGCCGGCGCGTCTAACGCGGGCCTTTGTGAACCAGCACACTACGTTCCAGTGCGCTCGGCCCCAGTCCCATCCAAGCCACCGCGGTTGCCAGTATTCCCAGATAATGGCGTCAGGATCATCGCGTAGGTTGATGACATCGAAGGCGGGATCAAAACAATCGAAATACTGCCCAACCATCGAATCCATATAGCCATCGAGTAGCTTTTCGCGTTGGCCAGCTGGAAGTGCGTTGAGCCGAGCCACGATGTCGGGATCTTTGGCCAGCATATGCGGATTATCCATGATGGTCGAGTGGACGTAATCCCATTCAAACGGGTCATACTCAAGCCTCCAATCTCCGCCGCGTGGCGACCACCAGCGGCCGTGTTTATCCTTGCGCGATCCCTCGGGAAGCTCATCCGGCTTCTTTTCGCGGAACATGCTGAGATACCAGCCCCAATGCGCTCCAATCGGATTGCAGGCGCCCATCATCACCGGCCGGGGAAACTGTCCCTGCTCATTCGGCAAGCATTGCGGATTGACGCGATTACGGGTCTGCATGAATGTCCAGACCTCGCCAGGGAACGCGCCGCACTCGTCAATGAAGATCCACGGGAAGCTGGCCGACTGGTAGCCTTCCAAGTCCTTCAGGCTGAAGTTTGTCATGTGACTGAAGAACAACTTGGATCCGTTGTAGAACGTCGCTATAGCAGTGGATTCATTGAACTTGTATAGCGAGTCTGGAACATACGCCTTGAAGTCGGGGATGTTCGCCATGCGCAGATCGTCCATTGTGCGGCGAAGGATCAAGCCATAGCAGCCCGACCAGGACAGCAGGTAGTTCACCACGCCGTCCATCATCGCGTCGGATGACTTGCTGGAGCCTGTACCGCCCACGCGCAGCCTGTTGCGGGCGTCTGAGGCGCGGATGATCTTGTTCTTGGAGGTGGGCTCCCAGGTGCAGCGGAGAGCGCCCTTGGCGTCTAGTGCGAAGTAGCTCACTTGCGTTGCCGTCCTAGTGCAAGCATAGCAAGCGCCCAGACAGCGATGAAGATTACGTTACTCAAACTCGGGCTTCAGCGCAGGCCGATCCCGCTCCTGCTTGGCATCCGGCTGGACCACGACCGTCTTGATCGTCAACTCGCCAGTAGCGTTAACGTCCAGCTTCTCGCCATACTTCTTGGGATCAAGCTTCGAAGCACGCCACTGGAAAGCGCTGATCGCTACCTTGCCGGCCTGGGGATCAATCTTGCCCTTGAGAACATCTTCCGCCACGTCTTGAATGCGATCATCCATCATCTCGCCGTGGCTCGCGCGCGCGCTCGCGCACTTGGCGGAAAAGTCCGGGTTATCGCGCATGTAATCAGTGATCGTGTCTCGATTTGGAAGGTCTTTATTGATCGAGCAAAGCTTGCGTAATGAATAGCTTTCAAGCCCTTCAATGATGCGCTGTTCAAGCTCCGGCGTCCACTTGATCGCGGCAGGCATTAGCGATTCTCCGAGCGCCATTTGTTCAGTTTGTCGATGCGATCCTGCATCTCTTTGGCTGATGGCGGTTTCAGTGGGCCTGGGTAAGTTGTGCGTTGTATGCCGCTCCATGCAAAATCGGCGGGGTAGCCTTTGTCATCAAGAGTAGGCATCTCAGGCCGCCTTCTTCGCCGGCACGATGAGCACGTTCTCCGAGCGCAGGCCGCAGGGCAGCACAAGATGCACGCGGAGTTGAATGCGCGGCTTTGGAGCCTTCGGTGCTGAGATCGCGGGTTTCATCGTCAGGAGCATGGATGCAAAGATTATTGCACAAGTTAGCCCAGACAGACTCCCGCCTTTAGCGAAATGGGGTTAAATTAGCGATTCGGCGTTGTTTGGCTATGCGTGGCTGCTGCTCAAGGCGTCACCCCTGAGTGCTTCACCCGTCGCTCCGTCCCAGGCTCCCGCCCACTGCGTTTTCGCCAGATCGCCCATTGCTGGACGGGGAAAGCTGTCAAAGGCTAAAACAATTTGCCGCGATTCCGAATTGCTGAAAACGAATATACATCACCTGCGTTTCTTCTTCTTGGCCCGCCCATCGGCGGCATTCATTATGGCCAATGCGATTCCCCCGGCATCATGGTTAACCTGCTCATTCTTAACGCGGATAATACTATATCCGCTATTCTTCAGGAACAATGACCGCCTGAAGTCCATGAGTTGTTGGGTTTGTTCGCCATGATATCCGCCGTCCACCTCAACCACCAGCTTGTGGAGCGGAATAAGAATATCTGCGAAATAGCATCCGATTGGGGCTTGGGGAATAAAGTCTACGCCTTGATCCGCGAGAGCTTGGCATAGAAGCAACTCGGCCTTAGGCCTGCGCTTGATTAGATCCTGACGCTTCTCGTCTGCCGTCAAAGTCTTCCAGCGTTCATCCTCCGTCTTCATGCGCGGAGGCGGAGGGACGGGGAACATAGCGTCCATTACCTTCTGCGCCGTCTCCTTGCGCTTCCAGTTGGCCATCTTGCGGCATTCGCGGCAGGTTCCCACGACAGCAGCCTTGAGGCAGCGGACATACTCCTGCTCGGTGAATGACCCCTTGTGGAGATCGGCGCGGCACACTCTGCATAACATGGCTCAATTATATTCTTGACTTTATGAATTGCAATAGTATTATTCAACTCATGAAAAGTTTGCAGGTTCAAATCCCGGATGAAATGCTGGCGCAGTTGAAGTCGGAGGCGGCCCTTGCTCGCGTCCCTCTTCGGCTGTATGTTCACACCATATTCAGCGACAGGAAGCGCCCGCAGCCGCCCAAGGAGCAAGCATGACCCAAGAGAAGAAGTTTACCCTAACCGAGGCACTGCTGATCCCGCCCGTTGTCGGCACTATGTTCGCGGGCATGTTCATCGTGCTTTTGCCGCTCAGTCTCCTGCGCAATTACGTTTTGGTCGCACTATGGAACTGGTTCGTCCCGCCGTACTTCCACTTGCAGCCCATTTCGTTCTGGCTAATGTATGCGCTTGGAATCATTTTCGGCTCATTCAAGAGCGTCCCAGCTAAATCTAATGACTACAGCCCAACGTTTTCGGATTACGTTAGCGCCTACGCGATAAACATTCTTGCCGTTCTCGCTGCATGGGGAATGGGCTACATCCTGCACGCTTATCTGGTGAAGCCATGACTCTCTACCTGCTCGCGCACCTCAACCGCATCGTGGCGCTGTACTGGCTGCACGTTGCCCATCACCCGATATTCACGCACATTGGCCGTTAGCGAAAGAGGAAGCCATGGAGCCCACGCAGCACGAAATCGACAGCATCATCTTCGCGCTCGATCCCGATGTGACCCGCGCACGCAATCACTTCTACATGCAGGACGAGTACCCTGAGCGCATCCTGCCGCCTGAGCCGTTGCCGAACGCGTTCTGGCGCGGATATGTGGCTGGCACGCTGGTGGCCTATGCGATCGCGCTGGTGGTCTGGTGCGCGATATGGGGCTGGCGGCTGATTTAACGCAGTTGAGGAGAGAAAGGAAAGCATGAGAATTGAGAATGTCAAACAGGCCATTATCGAGGCGAATCGCTTTGTGCGGCTTGCTGAGAAGTTGGAGTCCAATTGCTGGGCAGGATCGAAGGTGACCGGCGCAGTACGCCGATCCAGCATGGACCTAACCCGCGCTCTGGCTGAAATGAGGAAGCCGTGACCATCACGCGATCAGCATGGAAGCACGGCGAGATCGACCCGCCGCAGCCCTACCCGCACGCCGCGGTGCTGTACCGGCCTGTCGCGCGGATCAACCGCAGAATCGTAGCCTGGGGCGTGCTGTTTGCGCTCATGCTGCTCGGATGGCTATACGGGGCCGGGTGGCTGGATGGGGTGATTTACCGATGAGCGAGGGGGGAAGTAGCATGGCGCGAATGTCCCCAAATGGCGCGAATGTGCCTGAGTGTCGCGAAATGTTTAGTATGAGCAAGCTCAGATTGGCCGAATCCTTTATCAACTACGGCGCCTGCTCAGTCTGCCGCGAGGAGCAGATCGGCAAGCGGCACGAGCACCCGTGCGAGTGAGGGGAATATGAGTAAGTGGATAAGCGTGAAAGAAAGATTGCCGGGGCCAGAGAAGAACCCTGAAAAACACGGCCATTCTTATTGGGGAATCTACATCGTGTCTGTGCATAGTCCAAATATCAGCGATCAGCCGATAGTCATTCCTGCCAATTGGACTGGCGAGTGGAAAAACGATGGAGGCTTTCATCTGAATGTCACCCATTGGCAGCCTCTTCCCGAATCGCCAACCGGTATCGAAGGAGACAGTATGAGCATTGAAACGGAGCTGTTTGACGATCTTAAGCGCAGTCAGGGTCGAGTTTTTGAGGCCAATAAGCGTATCGATGAATTGGAAGTGATGCTGCGCGAGATCGTGACAAACACAGACGCAGGTTACGATGTACTTGCGTCTTATTCCATTGACATTGCGCGAGACTATCTCAAAAAGAGTAAGGCGGCAAGCATTGATATGGGAATCACCACTAGACGTACGCCACCCGCCTTGTGAGCGGGCCGCGTGCGGGGAGAAGGAGAATTATGAGCTATTCGCAAGTAGTTAACTGGCGGCATGTGGTTGTGTTCCCAGATGGGAATGCAATTTGCGCGATCTGGAGCAAGAACCCAGATTTCATCAACATTCAGGAGTCTCCATGCGGGTTCGGAGAGACGAATAAAGAAGCGGTTGAGGGACTATTGAAATCCAGCCCAATGAGGTGCCGACAACCTATGTGGACCGGATATGGAGCCCCCTGCGGGTGCTGCGGCGATAGCGCATACAGCAACCAGATCCACAACAATACCAAAGACATGGCATGCGAGCCAGAAGTGGCCCGGTGCCCGAGGCACGGCGGGTTTGATATAGGCGCGTCTGCGGCACTAATCAGCATGTACGCTTGCGAGGAGCGCGATAACGCACGAACGCCGCCCGGTTAAGGACGGCGCGTGCGGGGAGTGCTCTAATTTTCGGGCGATTGAAGGGGAGAGTTCTATGCTTTACTACGAAGAAAGCGGCATTCAGATCCACTGGGGTGATTGCCGAGAGATTCTGCCGACGCTGCCAAAGTGCGATCTGCTGCTGACTGATCCGCCGTATGGCATGAGCTTCAGGTCATGCTATCGCATCGTTAAGCACGACGCGATAGCTGGTGACGCCTACCTGCCATTGGACCTTATAGAGCTTGCAATAGCCCATTCTGTGCGTGCGGCGTATGTGTTCTGCAGGTGGGACAACCTCGTTGAGATGCCCAAGCCGCGCAGCGTGCTCGCATGGGTAAAAAACAACTGGTCGATGGGCGATTTGAAGCACGAGCATGGGCGCCAATGGGAAGCATGCTGCTTCTACCCTAAGGACGATCACGAGTTTATCAAGCGGATACCGGATGTTATTTTCGATGATAGAACTGGAAACGACTTCCACCCGACACAGAAACCAGAGAATCTGCTGCGAATAATCATTGCCGCAAACGTTGGAAACACTATACTTGACCCGTTTATGGGCAGCGGCACAACACTGGTAGCAGCTAAGAATCTAGGTCGCAAAGCCATCGGAATTGAGATTGAAGAGCGGTATTGTGAGATAGCCGCCAACCGCCTACGCCAAGGCGTGCTTTCGTTCGGGTGATTGATTTGCGTGCAGATTCATCGTACACCCGCGCAGAAATGATGTAAACTTGCCGTATCGCTGCGCTGCCGTGCGCGATTCAGCTTCGGGGTTGCTCCCGGAGTTAGGTGCGAGGGAGGTCTCTCAGCCTCCCTTGTGCCGCCTACTGAGAGAGGAAGAAAATGGGAAGAATCCGCACCATAAAGCCTGAGTTTTTCAAACACTCGCGCCTATTCGAGGCCGAGATCGAAACCACCCTTCCATTACGCGTTGCGTTCGCTGGGATCTGGACTTGCTGCGACCGAGAAGGCCGCTTCAAGTGGCGCCCACGCGAAATGAAACTGGACGTTCTCCCGTACGATGATTGTGACTTTTCACGCGTGCTCGACGCGTTAGCCACGCGTGGCTTTCTCGTGAAGTACGCGTCAGGGTCCGACCACTACGGGTACATTCCAAGTTGGAAAGCGCATCAATTTGTGAACGCTAAGGAGAGCAAGAGCATCCTACCTGAACCACCTAAGAATGAACAACTTGACGCGTCAGTCACGCGTGAGTCACGCGAGGAGCACGCGACGAGTACGGGAGGCGTTAAGGAAGGGAAGGGAAAGGAAGGGAAGGGAAGCGAGAATCCCCCCCCTGATAGCGGGTCTGAATTGATGGCCGCAAACTACCTCCTTGAGGAATTGGGTGTCGTGGCCGATAACGGGACTCGCCGAATTGCTGCCGACTCAATCCGACTCCTGGCGAAAGAGGGCGGCGATGTAAAGACGGCTACGGAATATATCCTCGGTGCCGGTAGATCCGAACTTGCGACCGGAGGCGTGATAAATCGCTTTTGGTTCACTGACCAGAAGTATCGCCCGCAGAAGGATAATCCGCAGTTCGACCGAGAGAACCGGCCGCATCCCAAGATTCGCCTCCACCGCGCCGGGGAATCCCTATGAACGTCACCCCGAAAGCCGCGCCCGCTTCGCCGGATCTGGAGATGGTCATCCTTGGGGCCGTCATGCTCGACAACCTCGCCTACTACACCGCGCAGGAGGCCGGGCTGGAGGCTGAAGACTTCTCACTAGACTCACACCGCCGGATCTGGCGGGCAATGGGAGAGCTCGTCGACAGTGGCCTGTCCGCCGATATAGCCACTCTTCCCCAGGTGCTCATGCGCAGCAAGGAACTGGAGGCCGTGGGCGGGTCCGCATACATCTGCTCATTGACCGATGGCTTGCCACGGCGCCCGGTGATCGACCAATACATCCAGATCGTGCGGGACAAGTCTCTAGGCCGTCGCCTGATGGAAATCTGCTCCGGAGCCATCGACCGAGCGGTTGACCAGTCCGAATCCGCCTCCGAAACAATCAGCGCAGTAATCGACCAGATTCAGGATTCAGCCTCGCGTGTCACCCGTCACGGAAAGCCGATCAGCGAGCTTATCGTGAGCGCCGCAGCCAGTTTTGATGCGGAGTGCGATCGGGAGGCCGGGGGAACGCTCGGGGCAAACGTGTTCACAGCCGAGATCGACCGCGTTACCAGCGGCCTGATGCCTGGAGAGCTTTGCTTGATCGCTGGCCGGCCACATAGCGGGAAGACGGAAGCGGCCTTGCAGTTGACCCTGGCCAATGCCCGGCGCGGGCTGAGAGTTCACTTCCAGTCGATGGAGATGACCGAGGGACAGCTACAGCGCCGGCTGTGGCGTTTGATGGCCCAGGTGCCAGTCTCGGCCATGCGCGACCCTCGCTGCCTCACAGGGGAGCAAAAGCGGCGCATTAAGCAGGCACAGGAAGAATTGTGCGACCTGCCCATCTTCATCGATGACACGCATGAGCTGAAAGTGAGCGATTTCCGGTCCCGCGCGATTCTTGCCGCCAAACGGTGGAAAGCTGACCTGATCGTTGCCGACTATGCCCAACTCATCATTGTGCCGCGTGCCCGGTCGATTGTGGAATCCGCGCCTAAGCAGGCAGAGACGCTGCGCCACGTTGCCCGCGACTATTGCCGTACAGTGGCCCTGGCACAGCTTCGCCGCGCACCTCCGCAGGACATAAACCGTTACCCGGACGTGGAGGATATTCTCGGCTCCAGCGCATTCGAGCAGGCCGCCCAGATGATACTGCTACTGCACCGGGACCGGAAGGACAAGGAATACACTGGCGAGGACATTTGCTTTCTCGGCAAGATGCGCGAAATGCAGAGCCTCAGAGGTTTTGGGATTCGCGCTGAGAAGTGGGGCGAATTCAGGGACCGAAACGAAGGACAACAGAGCAAGCATTGGAGCGATACGGAGGATTGATATGTGCCAGGTAATGCAGAAGCTGATGGTTGAAGAGGCGAGATTCGGCGCGATGATGGACATAGAATCCAGCGATGAAGTCAAGGCGCTTCTCGCGCAATGCCAATTGACCGCGCGGAGAGTGCAGAGGCTACACGCGGAGGATTGCGAGTCGTGCGCGGACAAGCCTAAGAAGCTGCGCGGGGCCTACAATCGGCGCAACACACGCGCATGATGCGGCTGAGCGAGAGGCTGGGGTGATTATGCCAAATTTTGAGCAGTTTGCAGAGCGAATGGTGAAAACCGAGAAGTGGATATATGAGGGCGAGAGCACCGACGGAACGGCGCTCGTCAGTTGTCCTCGCTGCGGGTGCGTTGTGCCCGAGTACCTACAACTGAAACATGCCTATTGGCATGGCGCTTCATGCGGTGAGGCTTGAGCGAGAGGCTGGGCAGTTAACGTGGTTGAACGCAAGACGCTACCCGACAAGAGGACGAAATGCTGAAGTCTGTACCACTCACGCTCGACCAAGCAAACCAGTTTGTAGGTGCGCTTCATAGGCACCACAACAAGGTGGTCGGGCATCGATTTAGTTTTGGTGCGGAGGCAGACGGCAAACTAGTGGGAACGGTGATTTGTGGCCGTCCAGTTGCGCCGAAGACAGAGCAATACCTAATAGCGGAAGTGACAAGGCTTTGCACTGATGGAACGCCAAACGCATGTAGTTTCCTATATGCGGCGGCTGCGAAGGTCTGCAAGCTGATGGGGTTTAAGCGGATTCAGACGTTCATTCTTTCGACCGAAAGCGGGGTCAGTTTGAAAGCGGCAGGATGGAAGTTTGATGGAATCTGTCACTCGGCAACCAAGGGTTTTGCAAACCGCGCAGGGCGCAAAGTAGACGAGCACGGACCCAAGCACAGATGGGTAAAAGAGCTAAATCCATAAGTGAGGGGAAACTACCCTCTTGTGCTCGCGGACGCTGCCCGAAATAATTCACTTTGCGCTTGACAGCACATCCGCTGATCGCCTATATTCTCGTCATGAGATATTACACAGCAGGCGAGGTACTAAAAGCGCTGAGGGAGAAGTCAGAGGCCCCCGGCAAGAGTCAACGCAAGATCGCAGCAGAACTGGGAATCACGCCGCAATACCTGAGCGACATTCTCTCAGACAAGCGGCGCATCACTCCTGAAGTCGCAGCCGCAGCAGGATTCCGCAAGCAGCCGGATTCCTACGTGAGAGTCAAGTGACCGACGCAATCGTGTTAATCGCCCTGATCGTGGCGCTGAGGAGAAACTGATATGACGCAGCAGCAAGCACTAGACGCATACCGCGCAATGTTCCCCGAGAAGGCGGAGTTTCTCTCTGTCGAGCGCACGCACAGAATTGGTCATAATTGGGGAACGCCCGATGACTTTCGGCTGTGGGATCTGTCCGAGTACATGAAGAAAACCGGACAAATGAAGCTAACCTCCTCGAATGTTTCGTGGGAGCATGCCATTGCAAAGATCGCCTCTGAGCCGGAACTGTTCACGCCGGATACCACGCCGGTAGAAGACGAGGCGGTGAGCGCATGACGACCAAGGGCAGGATGACACCGGCTGAGCGGGCAGAGACGCTGGCGGATCTGCGCGTATTACTGGCCGACTTCGATCAGGCGGCAATTGACATTCCATCGTTTGAGAAGTTCTCGAAAATGGCCGAATCCCTTCGCCGCGCCATCGAGGAACTGGAGGCCGCGCAATGATGACCGTAAGGTTCAGCACAGGGTTCAGCATCCAATACAACACGGCGGCCTATGTGGATCGCAACGCAACTGGATTTGCTGACCTATATACCAAGAAAGACGGCAAGTGGATAGCCCAGGTACCCATAACCGGGTGCGTGATTGAGGGTATCCCCGCGTGCAGGAATTATTTCGCAGCCGATCCCGCGACAGATGCAGCCCGCGAGGTGAAAGAGCTGCGGCACAAGTTGGAGTTGGCGAATCGCAGAATTGCAAAACTGAAGGGAGCCACCGATGCAGCGACTCGATGACCTATCGCGCCCCATGCCGGATCGGGAGCTAAACCCGCCTGAGCCCTGCGATGAGCCGGAATCCGCGCCCGTCTACTTCTGCCAGGCGTGTGACGACGTGGAGATTGACCCCGCCGAGCGCGTGTGCCAGCAGTGCCGGGACAGCGTGCGCGGCGATTGGGTTTCGGATGCGGCATTTGAGCGGATGAAGGAGATGTGCGTATGACACAGCTAGCACTTACAGAGAAAGAAGCGCCCGCAGTACAGATCACGCCTGCCGCCATGTTGCAGCTTGCCGCATCGCAGCAGGTTGACCCGGACAAGTTGCAGAAACTTATGGACTTCGCAGAGCGGTATCAGGCGAACCAAGCGCGGGCTGCGTTCAATCAGTCGATGGCGAAGTTCAAGCAGGCACCGCCGCGCATCGCTAAGAATAAGCATGTCAAGTTCGGCAATACCGAATACGACCATGCCACGCTAGACAATGTGACGGACGTGATTACCGAAGCGTTAAGCAAGGTGGGCATCCGGCATCGCTGGCAGACAGAGCAGCGCGACGGAAAGATTATCGTTACCTGCATCCTGTCGCATGAGATGGGGCACAGCGAATCGACTCCTCTTGAGGCCAGCGCAGATACATCCGGCAGCAAGAACGCTATTCAAGCCATTGCCAGCGCCGTGACCTACCTGCAACGCTACACGCTGCTTGCCGCCACTGGCATGGCTACGGGCGGTATGGACGACGATGGGCAGGCGGCAGGCGGCAATCCAGAGATGCCCGCACACGAATACCAGGAGTGGTGCGAAGCTATCCATCAGGCTCCGTCTTTGGTTGCTCTCAAGAAGGTATTTGCTGATGGCTACAAGGCCGCTGAGGGCTACCGCGACAACGAAGCCATGAAGAACCTTATCCGCGCCAAGGATGAAGCCAAGAAGGGGATGCAATGACCAAGACGATTGATTATCCGCAGGGGTCAGCTGGCTGGCTGGCCTCGCGTGTCGGACGCATCACGGCATCCCGCGTGGTTGACGTGCTGAACATCCGCAAGGATGGCAAGCCGGGAGCAGATCGGCTTCGCTACCTGTCAGAGGTTCTGTGCGAGAGATTGACGGGCAACGCTACCGACCATTTCGTGAGCGATTACATGCGGCACGGCACGGAGATGGAGCCCCTTGCGCGGGTTGCCTACGAAATGGAGACCGGGGTAGACGTGGATCAAGTTGGCAATGCCATTCACCCAGCCTTTGATTTCTTCTCAGCCTCGCCGGATGGCTGCATTGGATCTGATGGCATGGTCGAGATTAAATGCCCAGCAACCATCACACATATCAACTGGCTGTTGGCTGGCGAAGTTCCGGCAGAGCACCAGCCGCAGATGTTCTCGGGCATGGCTTGCTGGGAGCGAGAGTATTGCGATTTTGTCAGCTTTGACAATCGCCTGCCAAAGCCGTTGCAGTTATTCGTGAAGCGCCTGCAATGGGACGACAATCGCGTTGAAGAGATCGAGTCGGCAGTGGTTGGGTTTAATGACGAAGTAAACGCCATGATCGAGCGCCTACGGGCATTAAAGGGAAACTTCGAGCTTCCCGCCATACTTGCGGCGAAGGTTCCAGAACTGATCGGCGGTTTGACGGATGCCGATTTTGAGGGATTGCTATGACTAGGCAGCAACAGGCAGAGATGGACGAGCTTGGATTGACGCCGGAGAAGTTGGCGGCACGGCAAGAGAGGCTGAAGGGCATCCTTGGCGCAACCGCAGACCAGATCGTGGCAGGTTCCGCGCTCGATCCCGTGATCCACGGCGGCACGCCCACCGAGGGGGCCACGATAGGGTTCCTGAACGAGAGCGTGGCCGAGGCGCGGGCGAAGCT